ATAGTAGCATGATTAAGATCGAATACATTACCAATCTCCTTTAATGTTATTCTGTGTACTTCTTTCTTTATGTAGAAAGCTGCAAACTGTTTCGCTCTTATTATTTCTGCTTGTCTATTTTTAACTTTCAGCTTCTCAAATGGAATATTGAAATACTTAAAAACTAATCTTACTAGGTTCTCTACGTGAATGTCGTGGTTCATAAAACTTCTATGATACTTTCTATTGAGTTCTGAGTCTATTGTTCTTAAATAGCTTTTAATTCCTTTATCTGTTAAGTAGTGTGCCTGGTACATAGTCTAATATATTAGTGAATAAATTTATTTGTCTAGTGTTTTCTGTTAGTATTAATTCTCTTTTAAAGTGATTTTCTAGCCACTTTCCTTTTGTGTTATACCATTCTATTGCTTTGTCTTTAGTTTCAAAAGTACCTGAGTAATCCTCTAGCTTTCCTTTTATATTTTCAACCTTATACATGAATGGTTTATAACTTCCTATCTCTTCCATAATGTGTCTTTAATCCAATACCCTAAGTTTATCACAAAGAGTACTGGGATTATTAATATTTCTTTAATTAGGTTCATTTGTTTAGGATAGATTGTTTGTAATCCTCATAGAACTTTCTACACTCTACAACCTTATCTGCTATCTGTTGTTCTAGTTCCTCATCTCTTTCAAAACTAATCTTTGTTAGTCTTAGGAAAGCATCCCATTTATCTACTTTATGAATGTCTAAGTTATCCCATGGCTTTAACAACTCATCAGGAGTATTAACCATGCAATAAGCTAGTTCTGCTTTAGGTTTTTCATACAGCCACATATAGCCTCTTAACTGCCATTCATAGTCTTTGTTATTTATATCTTCAGGAGATGCAGGAAACGTCTCTAAACTCCAACTAGATTTTATATCTACTATTACATCTTCTCCGTTAATATCACATTCTCCAGTTATAAAGTCATTAGACAGCCTCTCTTCATTCTTTAAGTATAAAGTATTGTGGACTTCATTATAAAGGTCTATAGAAGTATCTTCTACATCTATTCCTTTGGTTAAGTATTTAGAATCTATTGAGGATCTATACATAAATAACTCCTCTTTTACTAATTCTTTTAAATAGGTTTTACAAGTAGCACTTAATGCTTCTCCTTTCTTTCTAGGCTTACCCATTATTTTTCCTAGTGAACTGCATCTGATTTTCATAGTTCTTATTTTAAGTTGTTATACTTTTCTATTTGAGCATCAGTAATAATATACTTAGCTTTTAAATCCTTTCCTTCTGTTCCTTTTAGCTTTTCAGCCTGAGCATCTGTAGCTGTAAACTTTTTCTTTCCTGGAGCAGGTGCTTCTGTATCTGCATCCTTAGTATCATCTATTAAGAACAAACCGTTAAGAGCATACTTCCTAGCATAAGATGAACTAGAACCAAAAGACTGTGCTATATCCATTCCTTTCTTGTTAGGGTTAATTCCTGCCTGAGCAGATACTGTTCTTGAAATATCTTTTTCATTTGATATAGTAGCATTTGCTTCTATAAAAGTTAATCCACCTATCTCTTTAACCTCATCTGTAATAGTTAAGATACATTTATTAGCTTTTAAGAGTGGTTTAAGAGCCTCTAAGACATCTTCACAACTTCTATACTTATACTTACCGAAACTATTATATTGGTTCTTAGGTGCTTTTAATTCGCTTTGAATGTTTACTAATTCTTTCATTTGTTTACGTTTTTAAATTTATTAATTGTTCTCTGTTCTTCTGCTTCTCTTTTAGTTGGATGATGTGAAACGTCTTTAACTGTATATGTTCCATTATCCCAATGCCATTCTGTGTAGACTTTCCATAAGTCTTCTTCTAGCTTTTTAACTTCAAAGAGTGTGTGATGTAGTTCCCTTTTCATTTCTTAATTGCTTTTAGATATTTATAATAAAGTTCTGTGTTAAAGTTATCCCAGTAGGATAATAATGCTTGTTGATTTTTCATAATAATTTGTTTTTGTTTGTACAATAGTAAAACAAGTTATTGACATAAAAAAATATTTAGACAAAAAAAAGGGATTAAATTAATAACCCCCTTTAAAACAACTATGAAAAAACTGTTAGCCTGAGAAACTAACAATGCAAATATACTAATTAATTACACATCTTTAACTTAATTTCTTCTGCTCTTTTTAAAATATACTTATCTACCTCTCCATCTAATTCTGTATATAGTCTTATCATCTCTTCAAAGCTATATAACATATCATCTATATTCCTTACTGGGAAGTATGTAGAGTATTCTATTTCTGTATCTGATAACTCTATTCTTATCATTTAATTCCGCTTAACATTCTGTACTGTAATAAGTCCATGTGTGTCTTATTGTTAATTTTAAAAGGTTGTCTACAGTCTTTTTCTTTACATTTCATGAAGTGCTGTATAGTACCTGCTGCTGTTGTATATGTTTTGTTAACTGTAACATGAACAGAACCACACTCAGGACACGCAAACTTATCCCCACCTGATAGCACAGAGTAATTAGATTTATTCCTTGTATAAGGTCTTAACTTATGATACACTTCTTCTAGAGTTATTACATCTCCATCGCAATAAGTATGCATATGGTCTAGTGCCTCCTGAGATTTATTAAACACTATGTCCATCCATGTAGTAATTCCTCCAGGATCTAACTTTAATGTGCAGTCAAAATACTTAGCAACTTCTGATAGTTTGTTAGAAGGAAGTGTTAAATACTTCTTACACAGCTTTAGAGTATCTATCATTGTATAAGTATCTCGCATTTCTAAACCATGAAATAAGGCTCTAGTACGAATCCATTTAATATCAAATCTATCTCCGTTGTGTGCTACTATCTCATCTGCTTTATCTAATATCTTAATAAACTTCTCTACTAGTCTTTTATCACATTGCTTTTTTAAACCCCAATCTAAATGGTGTACTGCATCCTCTCCTTCCCATTTATAAGATACAGTCATTATCTGAGCATATTTAATAATTTGATGAGGTAAAATAGTTTGGTTATATCCAGGTCTCCAAAAGTGTCCTTCGCAAAATGATGTTTCAATGTCGTAAAATAGTCTTTTCCTTTTCATAGTTAAAATATTAGTTGAGTCATTAATCCAATGACCGCCCCAAATATAATAAATAATTTAGACTTCTTTTTTAATTTAACTATTTGAGTACCTTGGTCGTTAATTACAGACGCTTGTAAATCTATCTTATCTAAGTGTAATTCTATCTCTTCTTCGTTATTAGATATTATAGAATCTTTCCTTATTACCGTAGAGTCTAAATAGTCTAACCTAGCTAAGTCTAATGCTATCTTTCTAGCAGTTTCTACATGAATCTTAATACTATCTGTAGCGTTCTGCGAGTATGTTAATGATGCCTTCCCTATTAGCATTATGGATAATAGCAGTATCACTTTCGTATTTATTCTTAAACCCTTGTATCTCATCCTTTAGTTTTTGATTCTCTAAACCTATTTTAAACACTTCTAAGCGATATAAATACTCTTCTTCACTTATACCTTCAATTACATTTACTGTAGGCTTAGAACAAAGGGAAAGGAATAATATAACTACTAGAAGTACTACATTAACAACCTTGTCAATATTAACTATCATTTCTTAGGCTTAGTAGGTACGAATCTACTAACTACATTTACACCTATTAAGACTGTGCTAGCAGTTAAAAAAGAGTTGAATATACCTAAGTCCATTTTGTAGAAGTGTAAGCCATCTAGAACAAAGCCAATACCACAAAGCACGAAACCAATTCCTCCCCATACTCTTTTACTTGAAAATTTACCGTTATCTTCCTGAAATATTTGTTTTATCTTATTCATATCTTAACTTATTTGAAAGTGTGCGCCATCTTTACCCCAAAGATCTTGCCCCCAATTTAATATTACTCCGTATTTATTAGCTACTTCTATTAAGTGTCTAGCTATAGGTTCTAAGTATTTTAAATCCCATGATGCTCTACCATCTACATAAGCATATATATCAAATGCTTTACCTGTCATGTGATAGCTTTTAAGAGTCCATGTTATTCTACTCTTATCGGGTCTACCTTCTATTCCTTCTATTCCTTTAGCTTCTAATTGTTCTGTAGTTCGACCTCTAGCATAAAGTTCTTTTTGCCTCTGTGCTGTTCTGTGTCCTCCATCTCCAGGAATACCAAAATCAAAAGGACTGTTTTTAATACCCTCTTCTAAGATAGTAATTAATATAGGATCTATTCCATCTATTCGCTCTCTGCTTCTTCTACTGAATCTATACATTACTTACTGTTTTGGATTG